GGCGCAGCCGCGCCTTAATGGGGGTCTGCATCGAGAACCGCCCGTTCCAGGTGCAGGACTTGAAGCCGTCGCTCTCGACCACGGTCTGGCCGAGCGACTTCATCTCGGGCGCGGCTGGACCGCCCGCGCCGGGTGCGCGGCTGCTGCGCTCCATCAGCGCCTTGATCTTCGCGTCCTGCGCTTCGATGGTCGCCGCGTGCGCGGCCTGCTTGGCTGAGATCGCATCGACCTTCTCGTTCATGGCCTTGTCGATCTTGTCGAGCTTCTCGCGGGCGTCGGTGTCCACGTAGCCCTTCTGGTCGCGCTGCTTGGAGCACTCGTCGTAGAGCGTCTTCCACTCCACGCGGAGTTGCCGCAATAGTTCGATATCGTCGTGTGCTGCTTGTGCCGGTGTCATTCGCTTGTCTCCCACGGTGCGCGGGCGAAGGCCCGCAGCACGCGGCTGTGCCGGTCGAATGAGCCATCGAGCATCGCACCCGATGACAGGTTCAAGTCCGACATCACGCGCACAAGGCGGCGTGCGTCGATCTTCGAGAGGTGCTCTACATCCCGCAGATACCCCTCCAACTCGCGGGCGTGCTTCACGTCCGCAACGAAAGCCTTCGGCTGTGCCGGGAACGGCGTGATCGACGCCTCCCAGAGGTCGATCTGTGTGATGGTTCGCGTGTCGCCTTCCCAGTCCCAGTCGTTCGCAATGAATCCGATGGACATGCCCACACGGAAGTCGATGGCGGCTGCGGCCTGGAGTAGCTCGTACACGTCGCCGCCCGCCGTGGTCGCCGTCGCCAGTTGGCCGGTCAGCATGAGGCCCTTGCCGTCCTCGGAGAGCGCCGTCGAGAAGCCTACCCAGGCGTCGTCGTTGTGGTTGTAGAAGATCGGGATCTGCCCGCGCTTGTCGGCAATCGACTGGGCGAAGGCCCCGGGCATGATCTTGTCGCCCTGGAGATCTTTGGCGTAAGCCGAGGCGTAGCCGTTGAAGACGCCGTTCGCTTCCGTCTTCAGTTCCATAAGAGGGAACGTCTTCCGCTCCTTGCGTCCTGCTGGAACCATACCGATCACTCCTTCCCTGCGCTCGTGGCCGCTGGCGCGGGTGATGCCGGTGGCGGCGGCTGTTGCCCTGGCGGTACCGCGACCATGTTCAGCGGCGTCAGATAGTCGTCGCCGCCCCCGAAGGTGTTCAGGTCCTCCTTGGTGCGGATGTCGTTGGCCGAGAGCCAGCCCCACTGCCGGCCGATGGCGTAGCTGTTGTAGCGGGTGGCGATGTCGCCGCGCTCGAAGGCGTCGAGGTTGAAGCGCCACGAGTACTGCGGATCGAGCAGCGCCTTGTCCACACCCCGCTCCAGGCAGCGCACGTAGGGATAGAGCGTGTAGCGGACGAATTCGAGCGATTGCTGCTCGACCGAGGCGTAGGTCGGCTTGTCCATCGCGCCGATCATGTGCGGCGGGACGCCGAAGATGCGGGCGATCTGCTCGACCGAGAACTTCTGCTCTTGGATGAATTGCAGCTGTTCGGGCGGGATGCCGATGGGCGTGTACTTCATGCCCTCTTCGAGGATCGCCACGCGCCCCGCGTTCTGCGGCCCGCTGTGCAGCGCGTTCCACGAATCGCGGATGCGGTCCACCTGATCCTTCTTCAGCACGCCTGGGTATTCGAGGACGCCGCCCGGTTGCCCGCCGTTCTGGTAGAGCGAGGTCGCATACATGGTCGAGAGCGACGCGAGGCCGAGGGTCGTCTGCTGGTAGATCAGCACCGGCAGGCCGAAGAAGCCGTCCATGGTGAACAGCCGGAAATGGATGATGTCCTGGTCGGTGAAGACGCAGAAGCGCCCGCGCAGATCCGCGTAGTAGTAGCTGAACGAGCCGTCGAGGTTCAGCACCATAGAGACGCGGGCCGGGTTCAGCGGCCAGAGGCCGACGACCTCGCCGTCGATGCGGTCCACCCAGGTATAGCCGTTGCCGTAGAGCAGCATGCCGAGCAGCGTCGGCTGAAGCCACTGCTCCATCGGCAACATCGGGTTTGGGCTCTGCGTCAGCACCCGGTAGAGCGGATGCTTGAGCGCCTTCTCCTTGCCCTCGGGCGTGATCTGGAACAGGTCGGTCGGCAACGATGCAATGGAGGTCGAGATGAGGCGGCAGCAGGCCCATACCGCCGCGATAGACATCGCCGCGTTGGCGGCGGGCGAGATGCCGATCACACCCGGCATCGTGTTGACCGGAGTGCCAGCCGCCGTCCAGGATTGCGAACCGTCCACCTGGATCGGCGTGCCGTGCAGCGCCTTGAGGTCCCCAGGCCCCTGGTGCGGCGAGGTTGGCGGCACACGACCGAAACGGATCGGCAGGCGGTCGAGGAAGCGCCGGATCACAGGGACCATAGCCCACGGTTCTCGTAGTCGGCCTTGGCGACGGCGCTCATGTTGCACAGCCCGCGATGCACGCACATCAGCAGGCAGGACACGCCGTCGATCTTCTTCTCGTCGGAGTCCTTCTCCGGTTTCATCAGGTCGCCCGAGCGGGCCACCTTGACGTTCGACATCATCCAGGCCAGCACCGGATCGCCGTCGTGCCGGATGCGCCGCGACAATACCAGGCCCTCCAGTTCGACCATCGCGGGCGAGAGGTTGGGCGCAGTCTGCCGCACCTCCACGGGCTTGGGCAGACCGGCCTTCTCGATGTTGACGATCAGCGGGCCGGCGTGGAACGGGTCGAGCACGATCTCGCGCACGTCGTGCGCCGCCGCGAAGTCCGCGAGGTTGGCGATGATGTAGTCGAAGTCGGTGATCGGACCGGGCGTCGCCGTGAGGCGCCCTATCGATTCCCACCCCTGATAGTGGCTGTTCTCGCCGCGCTGCACCGTCTCCTCTGGCAGGTAGTAGCGCCCGAAGACCGCCCACCAGTCACGCTCCATCGTGGGCGGGAAGGCCACCAGCATGGCGGCAATGTCGTTGCGGAGAGCGAGGTCGATGCCGATGTAGCACTCCTCGCCCGCGAAGTCCTCGATATCGAGCAGCGGCTCGGCGCACTTGTCCCACGCGCCAGCCGGGAGCCATGCCATCGCGGCGTTGACCCAGATATTCAGGTGCTTGGTGAAGAAGGCCACCTGCTCGGACGGCATCTGCATCGCCCGCTTGGCGTCGGCCTTCATCACCTCGGGATGGATCGAGACGCCGTAGTTTGGGTTGGCCTTCGCCCAGGTCTGCTCCTCCCACGGATCGTCGTCCTCGTCGCGCGTGTAGATGATCCCGAAGTAGGCGTCGTCCTCGATGCGCTTGTTCAGGATGTCGATCACGTAGGAGTGCTGGTCGAAGCAGATCGAAGCGCGGTTCAGGCCCGCGGTAGTGATGGCCCAGATCAGCGGCTGCATGCGGCTTCCGGTGGCCGTCATCAGCACATCCCAGAGGCCGCGCGTCTGGTGCGCGTGAAGCTCATCGACCAGGGCCGCGTGGATGTTCAGCCCGTCCAGGTTCGAGTATTCGGCAGAGAGCGCGTCGAACTTCGAGGCCGACGACATCTGCACGATGGAGTGCGCCAGGACCTCGATGCCGAAGCGCGAACGGAACCCGGGCTCCTTGCGCGCCATCAGCTGCGCGTCGGTGAACACCAGCTTCGCCTGATGGAGCGCCGAGGCCGCGCTGATGACGTGCGCCCCGGGTTCGCCGTCGCAGGCCAGCATGTACAGGCCGACCGCGCTCGTAAGCGTGGACTTCGCGTTCTTACGCGGCACTTCGATGTAGACCACCTTGAAGCGCCGTTGCTCGGTCGCCGTGGCCTTCCACCCGAAGACGCACGCCAGGATGAAGCACTGCCACGGCTCAAGCTCGATGCGCTTCTGGTGCTTGGCCCAGATACCGTGGATGTGCGGGAAGTGCTGGACGACGTCGCAGACCCGCTCCGCCGCCTTCGGGTCGAAGTAGAACGGTTGGTCCTTGCCGCGCCAGCGGTCCAGGTCCTCGAGGTGTCGGCGGCAGGCCAGGCGCACCAACTGGCAAGCCGACGCGTCCCCGCCCGCCGCGGCCTGTGCGTACTCCATCCCACGCGCCACGCAGGGAGATGTACGCGCCAAGGTCGGCATTTACGGCATCGTCAGAAAAGCGCCGAGAGCGCCCAGAACGCCAGCCCCGCCGCGACGAGGTTGCCGCGCGGCGGCTGCGTCCCCAACGCGGCGATGGTGAAGCACAGAACCGCGATGATGAGCATGGG